AGTTGAAAATACCTTGAATTTACCAGCCTCTACTGACTGTAGCATAGCCATTAAGCCTTCCTCTATAGAGTTAGAGCCTTTATTGCTACCCAATGGAGGAGGGTTAGTAAAATGCTCCAGAAGGAAGTTACAACCTAAGTTACGGTACTGGTCAGCCAGACCGGGATTACCCATAGAATCTCGTCTATTGCCGTCATGGGGATAAGCAATGGGGATAAAATTAGGTCTATTTCGTATAATTTGGGCGTGGACTGAGGGGCTTGCCTTAGACGCTCTGTAGCAGTCGTACACATAAAACATTTCCTCATCCCTATCTATCGCACACCAAACCACAGCCGTGGGATGATCCCATCCAAAATCTATCGCTGCTATTCTAGGCCAATGGGATTTTATCTCCACAGGCTCAACCATGATCTTTTCTTCGCCTAACGGAAAGACCAATCCTGAACCAATCGAGGGTCTTCCGTATCGCCTCATCTCCCTCTCATGCGGAGAATAGGAGGATAGAATCTGCTCCATGACAGCCTCATTGAGGTGTCCTCTACTACCACCCATTGATAGAATGCGCTCTGAAGCGTCATCCCAAGTCGCATTGGTCAATGACTGACCAGACTGTAGGCTATTCATGAACGAGGCAACTGTCTCAGTCATGCCAGCTTCTGGCGTGAATGTCATGTAAACCATCCCCCTCCGATCCAAGGTTCTGGTTACAGCCTGTGAGTACAGTTCCCTGCTTGGCTCCTCGTCTAGCCATATACAATCGACTGAACGACCTTGCCATTTCTCTACTTGCATCTCGTAGGCTTTAAAGAATAAAGAAGAGTTCCCACCGCTAACGTGCTTGATTAGCGCTACCGATTTGGCGTTAGGGACACCGGGTTTCCTTTCGGTTTTTATTATTAGTTTTTTCGGTATAGAACCGGAACCAAAGGCTTCGGGGTCATCAGGGGAACCCAATAATTCAAATTGTACAATGTCTCTGGTGGTTTCGTTTGAGACTCCACCAGCCCAAGCAACTATAGGTTGATTGAATCTACGACCATTCCACCACTTTGGGTACAAACCAGTTACGTGAAAAGCAAGTTCTGCAGCTCCGCAATAACTTTTTCCTATACGGTTAGCAGCCATTAAGAGCCGTTGGTTAGCAGAACCTCCGGTATCATGAAAGTTCTTTTGATAGGGATAAGGATCATAGAGGTCAATCTTGTTGAATCTTTCCCTAGTTCTTATCTCACGGGCTATCTCTACAGCTTTTTCAATGGACTGTCTATCAGGCATATTTGTCGAAAGACCTTAATCGAGCCCAATCAGCGGCGCGGTTTAAGCGCATTGCTATCGCATACAGCCTTTTTTTCTCTTTGGCTATAGCGGGATAATCATCCCTAGACTCTATGTCTGATTGCTTCTCCTTCTCCTTTGTCTCCTTAGACTTATGAAAGGGTTTATTCCAACCATATGGGTCCACCAAACTTTCTATTTTTTGCACGCCAAGTAAAGCCTCCCCAGAACCGGGGATCAATACATTCGACACCACATTGCCAAGAAATGTTTTCGTCTTCTGGTTACGCCAAGGATCGCGCCAATTCCCATGACGGCTTAGAAACCCCAAAATTCCAGCGTAAGGATTATCGCCTAGATAGAGTTCCGGGCCTGTTAAGTTAGTGTTGAGTTGAGTCGTCATTTCTTCTTGTATCCACTGGCATAGATGGCTTTAGCCTGCCTCTCTGCTCCGGCTTTCGTTGTATAGCATTTACCAGACTTCCCCCACTTCCAGCCTTTCTTTCCGGTTTTCAGGGTACAGCGTTGGATAGGCATTAGGCGTACCTCCCTAGAAGCCCACCACCTTCTTTTTGGGCTAGGGGAACATGGATTTGATCCTCCCCACGAATCTTCACTTTAAACCTTTCCCTTAGTTCTTCCAAATCAATAGACCATAGATTATTAGCCTCATCCAACCTTTGCTTTAAATTTTTCCGCTGTTGCTTGACTTCCTCGGTTTGTTGGGCATTACCTAAAAAGTTATAATGTCTACGGAGGCTCTCACTAGTGTAAGTACCATCATCACCCTCAGAGCTTGCCTCTTCAGGATTCTCCTTCAAGAATCTTTTGCTGAATCGCTTAATTTTTTTATCGTGCAGATCAAATAAAAGTTTCGAACCCTCCACAGCTACGGGATTATTTTCCCAATCTTCCCAAGCCCGTTCTACCATTACCACACCTTTGGGCCAAACCAAACGCTTTATAGTTGGGTCTTTCAAGGCTTCCATTAAAGCTCGTTTAAACCCAAGCTCGTGCCACGTTCGTTTATAAGGATAATCATTAAGCCGCATACGTCCCTCATCATCTATTGTATAGGCCCAATCCACCGGAACTAACTTTCTAGCTTCTTCCCTAGAAATTCCTTCCTTTGCCATCAATCGGTTCACTTCCTCTTTTCTCATGGAAGCCCCTCTCTGATGTATAGTGCTTTCAACTTCCTGCAAAATAAGAGATTTATCTCCCTCAACTATCCCCTCATTTATACGAATATTTAATATCATATTCCTATATCCAGCATAATGCGGGTCTTGATAGCTTGGATAACTATCAGGTAACTGAAGTAGAATCTCTTGTGGATTTCCTTCGCCTTCTAACCGGAGATTATGAACTCTATTAGCAGGACCATGCCACCACTTCAGATTTTCCCCTCTTAGTACAGTCTCTTGAAGGGGTATTTTACTCTCATGTAACTTCTTTAATACTTCTCCCGCAGGAATAGAACTCTTATCATCCTTAAAGAAATCCTCTAAATTCATACTATATGTGTATGGTTTGCCCTGCAGATCGACAGCACCGGAGCCGGGATATACAACATCTATCTCCGCCAACTCCCTTCTACCGCCACCCTTTACTATCTCCTGCCTCCATTGCTTTGGAGTTGCCTTATGTCGCTTTTTCATTACTTCTAGGATAGTCTTTATAGCCGGAGATGTCCAACTTCCCTCCATTAATGGCGGAACTTTTCCTCTTAACATTCCGGCTGCCAGTGCTATAGGGGCCGTTAGTTGCTCATCGGTTATATCCGTATATTCCCGTGGCTCATAACCTAGTCGAGCCAACAGCGTATTCGTGGATTCCTGCTGACTTCTACCCGCTTGATTCACAACGGGAGCAAGCAAGCCCCCAGCCTGCTTATAGGCATAATCCAAAAAAGGTGAAAAGGGAGAGGACAACATTCTAGCTGCCCCAAGATACCTATTTTGGGGTAAGGCCCTTAAGCCCCCCTTAAATTCCTCCCCAACTTTACCGGGATAATCCTGTATAAATCTTACGGCCTCGTCAGGTGACCAACCCAATAGGCCCATATCAATTCATCAACTCCGGGATTTCTTCTGGTTTCGAGGAGCCTGTCAAAGCCTCAAGTTCTCGTTTCAGTTCATCAAGGGAAGCGCTCTCGACCTGAGAGACTTGCTGCTCGATCTTCTCCACAGGCTTTAAGCCTGCCCTGTCGAGGAAGTCTTTTATAGCCCCTAACTTTACGGCATCAGAGGCAGACTCTTCCATCAGGAGATGTAGTTTAGCCAATACACCGGGGATAGCGTCAGCCATCATCTCACGGGTCTTCTCGGCTATCTCGTGGGCGAACTGCTTTTTAAGAGCATACCCCTTCTGTTTGGAGGCTTTCGGTGAGTAGCCTGCCATTTCAGCAGCTTTAGCGGCGTTTCCCGTTAAGCAGTAGGATTCTATAAAGGCTTCTTGTTTGTCTGTTCTCATTGTGGTCCAATCTTATCCTTATCTAGTTCATGAAGAGCGGGGGCAAATCTTTCAGCCAGTAGTCCAACCACATTTTTCTTGTTTGCGTTAAGCAAAGCCTTGGCTAAAAATGCCTCCTTATTCGCTCCCCCTATACTCCGAGCAAACTCTAAACCAACCTTCTCCAGACTGCCAAGACCAGTAAGCTCTGGCGTTATAATTCCTAATAAACCCTTCATTGCTTCTTCTGTATCTTGCCCCTGATACCTAGCCTCCAGCAGTTGATCCTCAGCTAGACTCCCTACTTTGGCAGCACCAGCCGGAGATCGCACATATGCTTGGTTTAAATCCCGTAAAGCAGACCTGTCTCCCCAGTCAGCTTCCATAACGGGGACTACGCCCATGTCATATAGCCTTGCCCTTATCGCGCCTGTATTTGTTGAGCCAGTATCGGCAAGTAAAAACTGGTTCCTCTTCCAGTCCGGAACTCTGGGGTTAGGGCCAGCAGGCTTTTTGTAATCAGAGGGAGGAATAGGCTTGACATTAAGAGTCTCATTCTGCCCCTGACGTAGCCTCTCAAAAAATGATGGCTGCGAACCAAACCTACTCTCAAAACCCCTAGCTAAATCTAAATAGCGTTGTATGTCCTCAGGAGAACCATACCGCCTATCTTGGGCATCCCACATAGCCTGTTGAAGAAGGCTTGCCATTAGACCAGTAATCCAGTAGGTTCTGGTACGTGCATAGGCGGCCTGTCAGGCCCAACATTCTTACCCATTCCCGGTTTAGCACCCATAGGAACTCCACCAGTCCTGAGATCATTCAGACGGTTATCTATCTGTCGGCGAAGATACATCAATTCTTCGATTTCAGCTTGTGGGGCTACCTCATCCATACTATACCCCTAGAAGCCCCTGTGGGCCCATAGGAGGCATTGGTTGGCCCATAGGAGGACCATTAGGCATAGGCGGTCCACCCGGCCCCATCATAGCCTCTGGAGGCATCATCGGCTCCATTGGGGGCGGAGGAAGCATATCCAGATTCTCTGTACCCGGAGGGCCACCAACAATAGCAGCAATCTCCTGATCTATCATCTGACGGGCTTCTAGTAGCTGGTTAAGTCGTTGTTCCTGACCTCCCATTCCGGGGCCTCCCATCGGGGGCATCATTGGGCCTTCCTCACCGGGATACGGTAGTCTTTCTCCACTTGGTCCTATTGGCATTACATTGTCCTCTATTAGGTTTTATTAATATTCGGTAGGTTGCCCCTCCGCTGCGTACATACAATATATTAACGCTAGCGTAAAATAAAAGGGGGTCGGCCCCACGCGCGCGGGCGTGATCGCGCATTATGCGTACGCGCACCCGCTCCTCTCTCGGCAAGGGGAAGGCTCTTATCCGTACCCCCCACGAGAAGGCTTCTAGCCTGCCCCTGTAGCCGTCCATATGCCTGCCCCTTAGCCTGCCTATGCATAGTCGATCATGCGTCATCACGGGCCTTCTGTTCAGTCCCTGAGCCTGCCTCACTTTGGTTTGAGGTGAGGGTGAGTGAGGGGAACAAGTATCTATCCGGGGGAAGGCTACAAGCCGTACACTCAGTGAAG